GGGCACGCGTAAGATGTAAAGTTGCAAGTGCGTTGGCTTTCTCCAGCTCGGCAATTTTGTAAATCGTGTCATACTGCACACGGCCTTCTTTATTGAGACTCATCTGTGTCTCAAGGCGCTGAATCTCCAGGTTGTTGATTGTAAGCTGTGTTTGGTTGTACGCCTCCATTACACTTAAATTACTGTTTAACGTATTCAAACTCTTTTCCGTAGCTCTATTAAATAGTTCCGTCTGATAAGCGGCTCTTTCTGCATAGTCCGCCACATTTGCCTGTCGGCGCTCCAGATCGGCTGTTTTGAGTGCCTGCTGTTCCGTTGCTCTTGCGCCCTCAAGAGTTGCATCTACCGTTTTCAATACAGTGTTTAGATTTTCTTGTGCGGTACGCAACTGTGTTTCTGTAGCAAAACCTCGCTCGTAGGCCGCTTCTACGCTCGCCAGCTCAGCCGCTGCCAGTTTTGCCCGAGTGGCTTGCTCTTTTTCCAGCTGCTTAAATGTCTCTTTAGCGGCAGTTATTTTATTGGTGGCTATCTGATTATTTATGGCCGACTCTTGGTTTAATGAAGTTGCAAACTGCTTGCGCTGTTCCAGCTCTTGGGTTTGTGCGGCGAGGATTTGCTGGCGAGCTGAGCTGCGTGCTGTTTCGATCTGAAGTGTGTTAGAAATAATCTGTTGCTGTAATTTATCCTGCGCTATGATCTGATCATTAAGTATTTTTAGCCGTTCACGATTAGCAGCACGGTCTATTTCGCGTTTTGCGATATTAAACTGAGCTTGCTCTTGAGCTATAGCAAGATTTAACTCCCGTTTAGATGTTTCGTCTGTTAACTTAGAGTACTTAACTTTCAAGTCTCTAATTTTATCTTCTGTGGCCTCCCTTAGTTTTAACTGTTTTATCTCCGTATCAGCTTGTAAATTGATCAGCTTGCCGAGTGTTGTTACTGCATGAGTACGACGTACATCAATTTTTTCCTGTTCAACGGCAATAAGAAGTCTTCTGTGAGCTGCATCGGTAGACTCGACCAAAGCTGCCTTTAACTTTTCTTCTTCCTCATTGGTGGCTTTTACATTTTTAAGTACATCGGGCAGTAGTGTGCGCAACCCCGCGCCAATAACAGAAAAGATAAAATTGACTCCTTTAACAGCTAAAGCAAGTATCTTTACAATCCCGGCTAGTGCGGCAGTAAATGGCATAGCAATCATGCTAAGCAGCGCTGATGCTGAGCCTGTTAGTTCGCCCCAGGCGTCACCTAAAAGATTGGTGAGGCTTGTTGAATCTTCTATTGCGTGACCCACTGCGCCCGTTTGGTAAGCAATTTCTCTAGCTAGCTCAGCACGGGCAGCTTCGCCATTACCTAATTCCAAAGATCTGCGTACTGTTGTTTCAAGTTCCGCATTTACTATGATAAAAGTTTCGCGTAAGCGATCAACATTTAATGTACTTAATGCGTCGCCAAGCTCCTTAACTCTTTGTACGGCTTCGTCGAGTTTTTGGCCGACGGCGGAAAAGCCGATGCTAAGTGCCATGCCCAATGTCCCGCCCATTGCGCCGCCGATCAGGCCGCCAGCGCCGCCTCCCAAGATCGCCCCGGGACCGCCGCCAAACAACGCAGGGAATCCGGCGCCAATAATTGCATCTGCGATGCCAGGTTTACTTAAGAACCCTTTTATGCCGCCAGGTTTAGCTGTATGCGGAATGGCTCTACCTCCCGGAGCAGCATCAAAGGGTAAGTCGCCTACACCTATACCTAAGTCTTGTCTCCTTTGGGCTTCACGTTGAAGGGCTGCCTCAAAACGCCTTCCTCGGACGGCCTGGTCTACGGCAGGAATTGCTCCCGAAAGCGGTATCTGTCTAGCAGGTTGACCTCTTGTTTGGCCTGCTTCCGGTAGTAGACCGGCAACCCTTGAAGAACTGAGTAATCCCGCTGGAGAAAATACCTCCGGTATTCTTACAATACTGCTGGCGGATCCCTCGGCAGCTATGGCAAGCTTCTGTAGAGCAGCGTTTACACGGAATGTCTTTCTATTTTGTTCATCAATTTGTTTTGCAGCTGTTTCCGCTATTTGAAAATAGTTTACAGTCGCTTCACCCGCAGCGGGTAGAGCCTTAAATCGCTTTCCTTCATTAGTAATTCGTACGAACTCTCCCGTTGTGCCATCGGCGGCGGCGGCTAGTTTTGCAAAAGCACCATCTACCCTGGCCGCTTTTTTCTCTGCCATTCGAAAAGGTGTACTAGCGGCCTGACTAGGGAGTAGTCCGGCCGGGCCTGCCCCAGCAGCCAACGTCCTTGACGCTCCCGCTCGTGACTGTGTCGCAAGCTGTGCAATTCTTTCCATCCGTGCTTGGAACTGCACGGCAAGTAATACGGATTCTTTAAGTCCATTATTATATTCATTACGGGCAGCTATAAGTTTACGTTCCTGCTCTACAAAAAATTGCGATTGCCGAAGAAGTTTGGGAGAAATTTCTGCTTTTTTATATGTTAAATCTGTAATCTTCTCGGCTAGCGCATTTACTTTATTGCGGATAGCGTCAAGCTCTTTGCCGCCCTTGACGTTGATCTGAATATCAGCGTTGTAAGCAGCCACAAATACGTATACGTGCTCTGTACCGCAGTCTATCCCGTAAAAAAGCCGCCGGCTAGCGGCGGCGTTTGGCTTTGTCGTAGGCGGCTTTTTCCTCGTCCGCTTGGATCTTGAAGTAGACGTACCAACCCATCAGCTCGGTATCCGTCATCCGCTGACGCAGCTCGGATAGCGTGCAGCCCAGCTTTTCGGCGATAAAAAACTGGATGCGGACGTAGCCGTCCTTTTTAAGCTGCGCCTCAAGCGCTTTTGGTGTCCAGTTCTTCCGAGTCGTCGGTCAAAATAGCCAGCATCAGAGACTGGAGATCCTTGTCCTTGACTTCGTTCTTCAGGATGTCGATCTCGCCGCGCTTGAACAGCTTGGTGCCAGTCTCGTCGCAGGCTTTGTCGATCAGTAGCTGGAGTGCGAAAGCAGTGGCGTCGTCAGACTTGGCTTGCTTTTGAGCACGCTCGCGCTCGGCCATCGTCAGCGGGGCAACCCACATCTCGAATACGGAACCATCCGTCAGCTCCACTTCCTTCTTTACAGGCTCCAGATTGGCTGCCTTGCGCAGACGATCCAGGGCACTCAATGCAGTTGGGGCGGGCATAAAACTTGCAGCCTGTTACGGCAATAGTGTAGCGGAGTAGAAATGAAAAACCCCAGCCCGGTGAGAGGCTGGGGGTTGCTGAACTGACTGCTGTAGCAGCCTATCAGGACTGGGAGAGGTCGAAGGTGGGGGCAGAGCTGGGGCGGAAGGCGATTTCCACGCTCTGGCCGTCGTCCGGGTTCACGGTGAGGCTGGCCGAAGTCAGAATCACGGGAACGGTGATCGAACGGCTTGCGGCGTCGTCCACAGAGCCGCCGCTCACAACGCGGTCGATGTACAGCTTCATGGTCGCGCCAGCCTGGGAGCGCTGGATCACGTCCTCGATCATCCGGTTGGACAGGTTGGCGTCGTCATCGGTGGTGTACACCGTGGCGGAACCAGAGCCGTCGGCGAAGCCGGTGATGTAGCTGCGGAACGGGGCGTATTGACCGATGGTTTGGCCGATGGTCGTAACGTCGATTTCTGCGCGGGTGATCTCAAAGCTCCACTCGCGGACTGAACCCACAACAGCAGGTGCGGCGTAAGCCACTTGGAAAGCATTGGGGGAAACGGCGGTACCGTCGTCCGTGATAGTGATGGTGGAGCCGCCGAGGGTGGCGGACACTTGCAGTACACCAGTGCTGGCGGTGTAGCTGATCACGTAGTAGGTGGTGGCAGCGGTAATGCCGGCAGGAAGGGTGCCGGAACCGCTTGCGCCGGTTTCAGTGTTAATCACACTGAAGACCACGGGGTCGCCGACCTTGAGGTTCAGGTAGGTGGCAACAGTGATTTCGTCACCAGCAACGCTGACGGCGGATTCGCCAAAAGCGGCAGTGGTGCCAGCAGGGGAGTAGTACAGGGCGCCGGAGGTGCCCGACAGAACGGTGGCCATCGGTAGTTACCTATGGGTGGACAATGTTGCGGGCACAGCCCGGCTTAATACAGGTTAGCTCCAGTGGAGTCCGGTATTAAGAGATGACTTGTGCTTGGAATCCTGCTTCGATTCGTGAAATAAAGAACGGCGTAAATGCTCGGCGGGACTGTTGATCCGGCGTGGTGCCGCCAAAGTTAGGGCTAAAGGTCGGACCTTCAATCGCACCAGTGCGGGCATAAACGCCCGTTGTGGGCTTTGCAGTGGCGTTGATTGTTTGAATTACTGTTGTTGCAACGTCCACAAGTGTTTGATTGCGGGCGGGGCCGCGATCTTTTGGCGTGTAAGTGCGAACGACAATCACACCGCGGATATTGTCCGGGTTGGTTGTAAGTGCTAGCTCGGTAGTAAGGCCAAATTGGATATTGACATGGACGAACTCTTCCGCGCTATCCGCGTCGTCGTTCATCACATTGTCGAAGTACACCGGCACAGGCGGTGTCAGATTGTTGTACGCCGTCAAAAGCGGAGACTCGAAGATGGCGCGGACAGCTTGGTAGTTCATTCGGGTTTGGCGAGTCGGATGCCACGCTCTAGGGCTTTTTGCATTTTGCCTCCTCTTGTATATGTCGTGTACCAGTCAAGGGGTGCTGTGCTGCGAGATTTACCCGTACCGGAGACATCGCCTCGCTTTCCTACGTCTGGCCGTTTGCCTCTAGCGACAACCGTGCCTTCAGGGGGAGTTCCGGGGTATGTAAATTCCTCCCGTGGTACATCTGCTAGATCCATAGCAATAGCCGCGTGCTCGGCGGTGTTGCGAATAATGAATTTAGTTACACGTTCTACTTCCCGTTTTGTTAGGGGTAACTGCGGTATATTTCGGAGATTGTATGGATACACTCCGGTACTTGTGCCAGCTGCAGGAGACTCAGCTACCCAGCTATTTCTGAACTCGCCACTCCAATTTGGACCGGCCTCTGCTAGACCATTCATAATTTC